ATTACTCGGAGTCCTGTTCAATCAGCCCTGCGATCCGCATCTTTTCGAGCCAGATGTCCATGTCGCGCTTGAAGTTCGCCTCGGCTTCGGCGCGGCGCGGCGCGTATTCGTCCCGTGCGCCGGTCGTGGCGTTGGTGAACGCATCCTGGGCCGTCTTGTAGAGACTGTTGTATTCGCCCGTGATCTCATCCACACCCGCGCCGTAGGTGTCGCGGGCGGCGTTGTAGTTCTTCGTGTAGATGTCGGCGGCGTTGTTCCGGTTGACGCCGTAGGTGCCCTGCATCCGGTTATAGACGTTGCCGTAGTTCTGCTCGCCCAACCTCTGCCCGAAGCCGATCAGTTCCTTCAGCGTGCCGCCCGTCCGCAGCAGCCCCTTGGACGCGGCGCTGTTCTCCAGGGCGCGCCCGCCCTGCTCCATCGCGAACGCGAAGCCCGGCTCGTTGCGGGCCTGATCGAGCGTCGGCGGGGCGAACGGGTCGTAGGCGAACGGCGCGGGCGCGTTCCACGTCGGAATGTTGAGCGGGGCGGGCGGTTGGAAGACCGGCGCCGTATACGTCGGCATCCACCCGGCCCCCGGCTGTGGCGCCGCGAACGGTCCACTGTAGCCGTTGCTGCCGCCCCCACCCCCGCCACTACTGCTCCCGCCGCCGCCTGCGCCGGGGGTATTGCTGTTGCGCTGTTGCCAGTTCTGCAACACGTTGTCGAGCAACTGCGTGTCGGTGTACTGGTTGCCCTCGTAGCTCATGTTCCGGATGACACCTTGGAGGTCGCTGTCGTGGTACGGGTTCCACCCGTACTGCGCCTCAAACTCCTTGGCCTTCATCTGGAGGTAGTCGTACCAGTTACTCGTCTGCAACTCGATGTTCTTGTCGCGCTGGTTGTAGCTGCTCTTGGACGGATCCGTGGTCTGCGTTTCCTCGTTCTGCGTCGCGGTCCACGGGTATGACCCACTACTTGGCGCGACCGGACTCGTCGTCGGTTGCGGCGTCTGCGGGTTCTGCGGCGTCCGAGGGGGCGGCGGCGGCAACTCCCCGAGGGGCGTGAAGTAGTACGGGATGTCGTCGTCGGTGTAAATCGGGAGGGCCATGACTAGTTCTCGATTCCCAGGAGGCGACGGAATTCTTCCAAGGTCCGCACGGATGCCGCGCGATACGGCACGCGGCGCTGCTCCGTCGCGTCCCAGCGCGCCTGTTCCTTCTGTTGCTGCTCGTCGTAGGCGCGCATCGCGAAGTCGAGCGCGGCCTTGTCGGCGGCGGCGCGGGCTTCGTTGTACTCGCCTGCCGCGTTACGGTTCAACCAGTTGTTCACAAAGTTCCCCGTGTACCCGATCAAATCCTTGCCGGTCAGACCCCACGGCAAATTGAACGAGTTGGTGTTCGGGTTGTTGTTGTTCGGTGGCGTAACGGTCCCTGGTGGCTGGTTGCTGAACGGATCGGCTGCGTTCCCGTTCGCCTGTGTTCGCGGGGGTTGGTTGTTCGCCGGATCAGCTTGGCTCGCGTTCAGCAAGGTCGCGACGGTGGGCACCCCGGCTGAGGCGGTTAGTGCCGCCATCTGCGCGCCGGTCAGGCCAGCGCCAGGAAGATTCCCGACGATGCTCGATGTGAAATTCGCGACGGGATTCAGCGCCGCCTGGGTCGCGGTCGGCACCGCGAGCGACGGCGAATTTGTGATGGCGCTCGTCCCAGGCCCCGCGAGGGTGGAGGCCGTCGTGGGCGCCTGCGTCGCCGCGTTGGGCAGCAGGCCCGTGCCCAGGCTCGCCGCCGTGACCGCGACCGGCCCCCAGAAGCCGGGGTCGGCATACCGATGCACCTCGTTGGCATCGACAAACTTTTCCCCGTCCCATTTCATGCCCGACGTATCGACCCCGCGCAGATTCGCTACCCGGCGCGCTTCTTCGCCCTGGACGCGCTGCGCGTAGTCTCTGTAGTCCTTGTCGCTCATCCCGACCGGATGCGGGACCGCGATGGGCCGATACCCCAAGGACGAAACATAGACATCCGGCTTGATGGGTCGCCCGTTGCTACTGAGAAATGCCACTTACTCGCCCCCCATCCGTTCCAACACCAGATCCAGCGCGTAGACCATGCCCGGCCCGACCGACATATACGCCGTCGAGTAGCTGATCGGCTGGCCCGCCCCGCTGCGAATCAGCGCCGTCCCGGTCCCGACCGACGCGATCGTGTTCCCCGTAACCGGCGCCACGAGTAGGAGCGAGCAGACCACCCCGGCGTCCGTGTCACCGTCCACCCAGTGCAGCGTCACCGCGACCGACGACGAACTGCTCGCGGGCGTCGTCACCCGCACCGTCGCTGTCACCCGGTAGAGCCCCGACGGCAAGGCCTCCGTCGCGATCGACGTGACCGGGATCGCCGCCGACGCGGGCGGAATCTGCACGATCTTTTCGCGGGTCGGTACCTGGGCCAGTGCGGTGACTTGGTCCCTGAAGAAAATTTGCCACGGCTGAGACACGAACCCGTCCTTATCGACGAGTTCCGTCTGGATCAGGCCAGAGGTCAGCGGCATCAGCTACGTCCCAGGAGCGACGCGACGGTGTACTTGGCCTGCGTCCGGTCGCGCGCCGACAAGAGTTTCGCGCGGGCCTCAGCCTCGGACGGCGGCGTCACGGACGAGACATAGGGCGACGGCGGCGTCAGCGGCTCCCCCGTGGGCGAGGAACCGTAGCCCGTGCGGTAGTCAGGAAACCGCGACCCGAGGGTGGACTCAGCCTCGACCCACTGGTTTTGCAGATCCTCGTAGGAGGGCATCTCAGACGACCCGACTGGTTTGGGCGACAGCGACGCCCACGCCCGGTAGCCGGTGCTCCACGGCGTCTGCTGCGCGTAGTTCGACGCCAACCCCTCGTAGCGGCTCATGCGGTCCCGGTACGCCTCGTAGGGATCGCGACCGTCATCCACGTACTGACCCGTCTGCGGATCGAATCGGATGGCCATTAGGCGGCACCTCGCGCCGACGACATCTCTTGCGGCGTCCGCAGGTATGCGGCCGTAATGCGCCAGTTGCGAATCGCGTCCGACACGGTGACCTCAAAGACGAGTTGGCGCCCTTGCGTGATGCGCGCCCAGTAGACGCGCGTCAGGAAGGCGCCCTGCGCCCCGGCCGACGCCTGCCGCTCGTCGCCCCAGGTGCGCCCGCCGTCCTTGGAAATCCGCAGCATGACCGTGGGCGGCGGGCCGTAGAGCGCCGCGTCCTGTCCGATGCCGGTCTGCATCAGGAGTTCAAACCAACTGAGGACGACGAGCCGGTTCTCGTGCTGCACGGTGGGCGAGCGCCGCAGACGCCGGATGACGCGGCCATCCACGTCCTTCGGGTGCGCGTTCGACAGGTGGTAGATCAGGCCGAGTTCCCGATCGGCCATCAGGTGCTTGTTGAACGCGAAGCAGTGGAACACCGGCCGGAAGTAGTGGTAGACGCCTTCTTCCGAAATCCACGTCCCGCGCTTGTGCCAGCGCCGCCCCTCGGGCGCCTTCTCGTCGTAGGCCCAGGTCACGTTGGCGCGAGGGAAGGTCAGCAGGTAGAACGTGTGCCCCTGCTCGGTGTAGCACTGCCCGATCGCATCATCGATCTGCGGGTAGGTTGATCCTTCGACTTCCATCGCGTGCGTGGACACCCGCTCGGGCCGGTAGCCGCGCATCTGCATGACTTGGATGCCGCCGTCGGGCGTCTTCGCGACCCACATCGTCGTGTCGCCCACGACCGTCAGCGCGAACGTCGCGGCACAGCCGTAGGACAGTAGGCCCGACAGGTCGGGGGCGAACGGAATGGGAAACGTGCCCGCGTTGTACCAAATCTCGCCGGTCGTGACGCCGGGCAGGACGATCTGGCCGAACGGCGAAATGACCATCGCCTGCCACGGATTCGTGATGATGCTCGGTTGGAAGAACTGCGACAGATCCCACCGCGACCCGTCGAGGAGGAAGGACATATAGACGGTGCTCGTGTCGCGGTCGAAGACGAGGAAGTAGCCGTTCAGGCACGCGCCCTGCGTCGCGACGACCCCATCATCCGACAGCGTGGTAATCAGGGTCAGCGTGTCGGTCGCCAGTTCGTAGCAGTACGCCTTGCCGCCAGACGTGACGAGCAGCTGCCCCCGGCCCGAGTCGTCCGTGCTGCCGTAGCCGTTCGTGCAGATCGTGGCCGGGTTAGCGTCCACCGCGACCGTGCCGCGCGGCGTGATCGCGCCGCTGGCGAGCACTTCCACGAAGCGATCCCCGAAGACCGCGAAGCAGCGGCCCTCCTGATTCGGGACCGGGTCGGCGGTCGTGACGCTGGCGAACATCGCCCGGCCCCCGGCCACGGGCGCCGTCGCGAACGGGACGACGCCGGGAGTCGGATAGAGCGACGCCTGGGCGGTCGCCCCCGGAGACTCCGAGACTTCTGAAAACCAGTTTATGGTTTCTTCGTTGTCCGTAACCGGAGACTGCGCTTTATAGCTTCCTCCGATGAAACTCGAAAAATCAGCCAACGCACACCACCATCAACGCATTATTTGATATACAGTCGGCCCTATGGAGAAGTGGAAACAGGTGCCTGGATACGAAGGCTTTTACGATGTGAGCAACGAGGGCCACGTTAGGCGTGTCGGACGTAATGTCACATGTCCCCGCAACGGACATACGCACATGAGGTATATACGGGCTCGCGATCTGTCGATCTGCCAAATTCGTGGCTACCCGGTCGTACGCCTTTCTAAGCATGGCTCCGTCAAGACGTTCTACGTTCACAGACTTGTGGCCTCTGCGTTTATCGGCCCTCGACCAAACGGACTCGCCATCAATCACATCGACGGCAACAAGCGCAACAACCGACCGAGCAATCTGGAGTACACGACATCCGCCGTGAACAACCAGCACGCGTACGACGTGTGCGGCAAAGGTGCGAAGATCCGTCGCGGCGAACGACACTACTGGTCGAAGTTGGACGCCAATCAGGTTCGGAAAATCCGCGCCATGCGCGCTGAAGGTCGAACGCTGCACGCCATCGCAGACGCCTTCGGCATCTGTATACAGCATGTCTCGACCATCGCGCATCGCAGGACGTGGGCTCATATCTAGCCCCGCCGTGTCGATCCAGTTTGAATATCGTACCCGCCGCCTGTGTTTTGCATAGTGAACATGGGATCTATAGCTATGTCCGTAAAGGCGTAGTTGGTCCGCTTCATGGCCGCGTAGGACAGCCGCGCCTGCCGCACGACTTCCGGCGGCGGCTCGACCTGAAACATCGGCGCCAGCGCGACGGTCAGGTTGTATTGGATCGCGGCTGCGAGGCCATCCGGCACCGGGTAGGCCGTGGTCAGGTTCTCAAACATCGGCACCATGCGCTCGATGTAGAGCACGAGCGGGTTCGCCTCGGTCGGGACCGGCCAGAGAATGATGACGCTCCCGCCGAACGCCGCGGTCGGCGGCGCGGGCCACGCGGGAGACAGCGCGCCGGACGTCGACCCCGGCACGTAGATCACGTGCGTGAACAGGGGACTGCGAAGCGTCTTGATCTGAATGCCGATGTACTGGTCGTACGTCATCATGCCGCGTGGGATCTCGACCGCGTTGGGCTGGCCCGCGTTCAGGACGAGTCCCGCCGCGACGACCGACTGCTGCCCGACCGGGCGCGGTGTGTCGAGGTCCAGCCCTGGACCGATGCTGTAGTGCGACTTGCCGGGGATCGTGGGGAACGTCTCGCCCTGTGTCCGCGCCGCCGTGAGCGCATCGAGCCCCCACCCGCCCAACATCATCTGGAGGCGGCGCAGGCCATCGGACAGGTGTTCGCCCGAGCCAGACTCCCCGGCGCCCAGGACGCCGAGATCCTGCATCGACATCCGAAGCAGCGCCGCCGCCGTCACCATGGTGTGCCCCCGTGCCCGGAACGGGCGTTACTCGATGACGCGGCGCCCGGTCTTGGGATGCGCGGCCGGAATCTCCGCGACATGCTGCGCCGTCGCGTCCTCGACCTCGGCCCGCTCGGCCTTCGCCTTCTCGGACATCCGCCGATCCCCGAAGTTGGACTCGGCCGCTGCCGCCGCCATCTGCCGATCGCGAATCATCTGCTTGGACACCGCCTGATCCTGGTCGGCGTCCCACCCGTCCCGCTCCAACGCGCTGCGCTCGGCATCGCTGAAGACGGTGCGACTGTCGGTGATCACGATCTTGCCGGGACGCCCCTCGGGATGCCCGGCCAGGAACATCGCGCGGGGATACTCGCTGTACGCGTAGGGACGACCGGGCGGGCCATACATGGTGTAGCCCGCCTCCCACTTCCGCATTTCCACCGCGAACCCGGAGGCCGGATTGATCTGAATCGCGGGGCCGTCGTAGTGCTGCTCTGCCATGTGCACATCCTGTGGAAAAGCGCCGGGGCCAGCCTGCCTGTGTCTCGTGACCTCCACAGGCGCGACAGCCGACCCCGGCGTGAGGGATCTAGCTGAAGACGACCCCGTTGTTGCTCATCACGTTCCACAGCCCGCCCGCGGCGACGACCGTGAAACTCGCGCCCGTGAACGCGCCGAACGTGGCCGTGCTGGCCGGGGACCCCGTGACGCCCGTGCCGAACCCGCCGCCCGCCGACGTGACGACGTGCGCCACACCCGCCGCCGACGTGAACGTGAGCGCGAGCCCGTTCTGCACGAACGTGGGCTTGGCCAGCGTGATCGCCGCCGGGGTCAGCTTGTGGAGCAGGAACGCGGTGTTCTGCCCGATCTGCGCGACCACATCCGCCGTGAGCGCGAGGTCGCCGCCGATCGTGCGCGTGGTCGGCGCGCCCTGCGTCGGGAACGTCGTCGCCCCCGGCGCCAGCGGCACGACATCGAGGATGGAGCCCGAGAACACGACCGACGACAGCGCATCGTGCGCGACCGCCGTTGTGCCCTGGTCGCCGCGCCGCTTGACGCGGACGACCTTCGGGGACGGCTGACCGTCGATCAGCATCCACTCGCCGTCGATGCGCGCCCGCCAGTTCTGGAGGCCCGACACGCCGACGGGCGGAAGCCCCGTCGCGTCTTGGACCGTGAATTCAATGGCGTCCTTCGAGAACGCCGACGCGAGGGTTTGTGACAGCCATGCCATGAGAAATCTCCTTGCCCTGATGGCGAAACAACGCCGCGCGACGAGGCGATCCCGTCGCGCGGCGTGGAAGCGAACCGACTAGTTGAGCAGACGGACGGCGAAGTACGGCTCGATCGCCGCGACGCCGATCAGAATGTCCACCCGCGACGGCTTCTGGTCCGTCTGGATGTTCCACTGCTCGGCCCACCGCAGCGACGCCTTGATGTCGCTGTTGGTGACGACCTTGCTCCGCGCGCCGGGCAGATCCGACGTGAGCGGCGCCGACACGAACGCGAACGCGGCCGGGTTGAACAGGAATTGCTGCCGCGTCGCCGTGGCCGCGAGCACCTGTCCCGCCCCGGGCGGCGTCGCCCCCAGGAACTGCAACGCCGCGCCGTTCGCGGGCGACGCCGTCACCGTCTGGAGTTGGCCGCTCGGGATGATCGACGGCGAGATGGGCAGGACCGCCGTGCCCGTCCCCGACACGTCGGCCGTCAGCACGAACCGCTGCGGGATCCCCGTTGAGGTGTAGCTCAGCGGATTGACGCCCTGCACGGGCGGGGTGCCGATGTAGAACGCATCGCCCTTCTTCAGAGTGAACGCGCCCATGCCCGAGATGGAGAGCGTCGAACCCGTCTGGTTCGCCCCGGCCACGATCGGCGTCGAGGCCGCGAAGCTGCCCGACTGGTGAATCGGCAGGACCGCGTCGTAGTACCACTCGTCCACGCCCAGGGCCATCGCGGAGAACTGCCCGGTGCGGAAGTACTCCTGATACTGCTTGCCGAACAACGCGAAGTTGTCGTTCAGCAACTTCGACTGCGTCAGCGGGTCGATCACCGCGACGTAGCCTTCCGGGGTGCCCGTCATTTGCAGGAGCGCGACGGCATCCGTCCAGTCCTTGTTCACCAGGGGCACGCCCGGTGACCCGACGACGTTGTAGATGGACTGATAGACCTCGGCGCCCGCGACGGCGTCGGTCTTATTCGCCAGGGCCACGCCCGCCGGGCGCGTGTAGCGGTCCTGCACTTCTTCGATCTGGAGGGTGTCCTCGATGGACGACCACCCCATGCCGACGTTGTACTGGTGGTTCAGGGTGAGGGGGACGGTCTGATTGAGGATCGACTGCTGGACGAGGGCCTGTCCCTCAGTGACGGTCCACCGCTGCGGCGTGCGGACTTGGACGGTGTCTCCGATTTGGGAACCCTTCGGCTTGTTGTTCCACTCTTTGTTCCACTGGCGGTCGAAGTTGCCCACCAGCTTGAGGCTGTTGTCCCAGAACAACGCGGTGTCCTTCGTGACCCACGTCGGCGTGATGATGTAGTTGGCCATGCTCGCTCACAGACTTGCCGTGAGGGCCGACCCTGATGATCAATCGCGTCGGAGGCGGGACCGCTGCGGCTTGTGGAACGCCGCCGCGTGATCGGCCATCGACGCATCGTCACCGGGGAGGCCCCGTGGCGGTGCTTCAGGCGCCGTCCGCACCGGATTAGGTGGACGAGGCGCTGGTCTGGATACCGGGGCAGTGACCGATCCGGTCGGTGCGGCCGAAAGCCCCAATGACTGTAAGCGGCGTTGCACGAGCGCAACGAGGTCGGGTGTCGCGGGCTTATCGTAAGTCGCGAGCGTCAATTCTTCAAGTAACCCAGGCTGTCGGAGCAGTGCCAACGTGAGGTGCGCCGACTGATCGCCGCTGCGGACGATGGCCTGGAGGACCGCCGGGGTGATGGGACGGCTATCGTCCTTGAACTGGGTGACGACGGCGGCGTGCTGCGGGTCGTTCGCGATCGCCGCCATGCGCTGCCAGTGGGCCTGGGTCATGTCGCGGAGTTCGGCGTCGGACTGGCCCGCCGCCCGCTGCTGCTGGTGCGCGTAGTACCGGGTGGCGTACTCGTGCTGCTGCTCGGCGTGGGTGAAGCGCGCCATCGCCTTCGTGTAGTCGCGCAACGGGTCCGCGCTGGCCGCGAAATCGGAGAATTCGGGCTCCTTCAGATTGAACGGTGGGGGCGGGGGCGGCAGATCCCGGCGCGGGGCCGGGGCCGGGGGTGGAGCCGCCTGGGCGGGGGCCTCGGGCGCTGGAACGTGTCCGTTCCCGTTGGATGCCGCCGGGGGCGCGCCGCCCGCCTTGTAGGCGTCGCGCTCGCGCTCGGTTTCGCGCAGGCGCCGGGTGAGTTCCTGAATGCGCGGCACGTCGTCGGCCGTCGCCTGCTGACTGGCGGCACGGCGCCGGAATCCGCCCTTCTCAAACCGCCCATCCGGGCGCCGGGGTGGCTCGTTCGTGTCCGTCGCTTCCTCGGGCGGCAGCGCCTGTCCGGCGGCATCAAGGCCGTTCGTCCCGGTCTGCGGGGAGGTCACGGGCGCCTCGGGCGGCGCGGCGTGGTCGCCCTGGTCGGGCGATTCGGTCCAGCCGCCCGCGTCAGCGGTGGTGGTGGGACGGTCTACAACGGCCACAAGTACCTTTCGCGTCGCACCTTAGCGACGAACTGTCTGTTTCCACGGCTCCCCGACGAACCGCACGCCCACCCGCGTCCTAACTCGACGGCAGGCTCCTAAATACCACAGGAACGCGAATCGGGCATCTACCCGATACACCTGGGCCACGGTCCATTCCGGCACGTTTTCACCAGTAGAGATAGAGCGTCAGGACGCCCCAGGCGAGCAGGACGACCGCCGCGCTCTGATACTCGACGCGCGCCAGCATCAGCGCCGCCCTAATTCCGATAGAACGCGACGAGTCCGGTCGCCGTAGTGCCCGTGGCGTTGACGCGACGCACGGCAATCGGCAACCACGTCCCTGCGGGCACGCCGGTAAACACCATCGGCACGGCGTTGTTCTGCATGACGGCCGCGACATCCCCAGACCCGCCGACCATGATGCCCACGGGCACCTTGGCTAGATCTACGGTATTGCTCGGCGTGATCGGACCCCAATAATTGAAGCTGTCTACCATCGTGTCTCCTTGGAGTGGCCACCAGAGCGTTAACCCACGTGCGGAGAGTGTGTCTGGGGTCAGGCCCAGCGTGTAGTGCGCGGCAATCTCGGCCGAGGTCAGGGCGCGGGGATAGATCGCGATGTCTTGTAACTCTCCATACCAGACCTGCGCGAACGGCGGCAGTTCCCCAATCGCCCCGACGCCCGTCCCGGCGTCAACCGGCGAGACGAGCGCCCCGGTGACGACGACTTGCCCGTCCAGATACAGGATGCCCGTCGTGCCGTCCCCCGTAACGGCCACATGGTTCCATGCGTTCATCGCCAAGGCCGGGGTACTGAGCAACAGTCCCCCTGCCGAAAACTCAAACTTGGGTGTCGCACCCGTCCGACCTAACCGAAAGCCCGCGACCTCGCTCCAGTAGCGAGAGAAAATCGTCGCTTCCCCACCACCAAAGGTCATCCTGACCCAGGCTTCGTAACTAAAAGCCGGTCGCACCGAAGGGAGGGACGCAATCGCAATCGACCCATTCGCCCCGTTAAAGCCCATCGCCTTCTCGCCCGCGACACGCCCCGTTTGATTCAACGTGACACCTGCGCCGATCGTCCCGTGCCGTGTTCCCGCACTATCCGCCGCGACTGTGCCGCTCGTCTCGTTGAGCCGCCAGTAGTGGCTGGCGCCGTCCGCGATGATCCGGTCGCTGTAGGCGCTCATCGTCCCAAGACGTTCGGGAGCGGCACGAACCGCGTCAACAGATACAAGAGGATGACAACGAGCGCGACGACGTTGATCAGGGTGGCCCAGTAGGGCGGCATCGGGATATAGGTCGTCAACAGCCACACGATGAGGCCGAGGACGCACAAGACAATCACCAAAAGTATGAGGTCCAACGCTCGCCTCCTTCGTCAATGCACAGGCGTGACAGGGCCGGTCAGATCGAGAAACGCGACCACGTCGGCGGCGCGGACCCGTGCCAGACACGGCGCCTGCGTGAAGTCTTCGTCCTCGTGAATGAACACGACGAAGAACCGGCCCTTGTCATCCGGGGCCTCCCCGGCGCGTGTCGCGAGGGCTTCCACGGGTCGGCCGCAAATCAGACAGGTCCGCGCGACGGGCATCTCACGCCCCGCCGTCGATACCATCGCCAGCCCTGGACGGCGCCGTAGCCCAGCAGGATGCCCAGGTTCGGGATCCACATCCAGACGAGCGCCAGTTCCAGCCACGTCGCGCCGGGGAACACGTCGTCACTCGGGCGCCTCGGCGGCGGTCGCCTGCGCCTGTTGCGCGGCGGCAATCTGGGCGTCCCGCTCGGTCTGGTCGGCCGTCACGCCCGCGTCCAGGGTCGTCTGACCCGCCTGGAGGGACGCCGCCTGCTCGGCCTGCGCGATCGCGGCCTCGGCCTGCATCCGCGCCTGCTCGGCGGCGGCGGCGGCATCCGCACCGGCCAGACCGAGTTCGTGGGCCTGCGTATCCTCGCGGTCGAGGTTCGCCTGCGCCATCTTCAACTTTTGCAGTTCGATCGCCAGCGTCGCCTGCACCTGAGCTTTCGCCATCTCGGCCTGGGCGCGCACGGACTCGATCTGCAACTGCACCTGTCCGTCGTATTGCGCGCGGGCGTTCTCGGACTGTTGTTTGACCTCGTCCGTCTGCACCTTCTGGGTGAGCGCCTGCAACTGCTTCGACAGGCCCTCGATCATCTGCTTGGCCTGCGCCATCTGCTGCTGGATCTGCGGCGGCACCGGGTCACGGCCCTGCTTCTTCGCGTTGAGGTACTCCTGCACGGGCGGGGCGAGCATGACTTGCATCCGCTCGGCCATTTCCTTGTGACCGGGGCCGTCCATCGACTTGAAGAACAAATCCCCGATGACCTGCATGAGCGCCGGGTCGGCGGCAATGACTTGGCCGACGGATTGGTGCTCCTGCTCGCGGCGGGTGTCGAACGTGCGGGTGACCTTGATCGCGACGTTGAAGCGGGCGTGCTCGGTCAGCCGGTATTCTTGGATCGGGGGCGGGGGCGCGCCGGGACCGTTGGCTTGACTCATCGGGGGCAGTCCCGGCGGCGGCATCCCGTTCCCGTTCATCGGCATCCCGTTCGGCGGCATCCCCATCGGGGGCCGGGGCGGCAGGCCGGGTGAGGGGGCGCCCGGCGGCGGGACCGGCATCGGGCGCCCGCCGGGCGCGGCCGTAAACGGCTGGCCCACCAACACCGACTTGGCTTCGCCATCCCCCAAAATCAGGTGCGCCAACCGCCCCGGCGTCCGTCCGTAGACGTGCCAGAGGAGCGCATTGATGAGCAGGCCCTCGTAGCGCACGCTGCGCGTCAGGTTGTCGAGCATCCCCGACGTGGACATCCCGGTTTCGTCCGTCAGCATCTTCGCGTGCTTGGCCGACGTGACGTTCTTCTCGCTCTTGCCCAAGGCGCTGTCGTGCGTGGCGGTCGTGTCCTGAATCGCCTCCGCGAACATCCGCAAGGCGAACCCGACCGGCTCGATCGGGGACACGCGCGGCGGGGCGAACGGGGGCGGCGCCTGTTGCCCGCTGAGGTCGGTCTGCTTGTAGTGCAGGACCGGCAGGGTGCGCGTCATCGCGGCGGCGTATTCCTGCTGGAAGCCTTCGTCTTGACCCTCCGCGAGCATGATCGGCGGAATCGGCGCCATCGCGACGACTTCGACCATCTTGCTGACCATCGCGTTGAAGCCTTGTTGCGAGTCCCGCGACGGGCGCACCATCCCGATGACGCGCCGCTCGGTGTCGTAGGGCTGCACTTCCTCCCCAACGACCTTGACGATCCCGGTGTAGGGAATCGGCCACTCCGTCTTGCTGAGAATGTGGCACCCGTCGATGACGCAATGCGTGAACGACCGCTCGGGCACCTCGCGCGAGTCGATCGCGGCGTCCGCGACCTCCTCGGGCACCTCGTCGTCCCACGCCGTGTGCCCGTCCGCGAATTCCAGCAAGGTGCGTGTCTCGTACTCGCAGTAGATGTACTCGGTGACGTAGACGGCCTTGAGTTGTTCGCCGGTCGGCCCGGTCTGCATCCGGAACCACGACGGATATTGCTCGGTCAAGGACTGGAAATCGTCGTCGCTTTCGTAGGTCTTGAAGGGGTTGGCGATCGTGCGGCCGTCCTCGTCCTCAACTTTCGGGTAGGTGGCCAGGTACCGTTCCCACGGCATCCACGCGCCGATGAAGCCCCAGTCGGCGTCGGAGCCATCCGGCTGTTCGTGGGTGGGGTCGAGCTTGACGGCGCCCTGGTTGAAGATGCGCGCGACGACGACCTCTTGCTGCATCGTCTTGCCGGGCATGTAGCGCGTCAGGATGCGGTAGTAGCCCCGGCCCGCAATCGCGGCACGCTGGAACGCCCAGGAGCGCGCATCCCCCGCCTCGCTCGTCCGTTGAATACGGCGGGTCAGGCCCTCGCGGAGTTCGATTTCCTTGTCGTCGATCGGGCCGACGAGCGACTCGAAATCATCGGCGGGAACGATCGAGATGCCCAGGTCGCTGGCGCGTTCCTGATTCATCACCCGCAGGACGGGGGCCTTGACCTTGTTGATGGTGAGACAGGGGCGGGCGGGGACCGCCGGGACCCCGCCTTCGGCGGCTCGGCCTGCGCGCAGCGAACGAATGTCGTCGGGCCATTGGTCGTCGTTGTAGAACTTGAGATCCTCGATCTCGCGGGCGTCCTGCCCGGTGTCGAACTCGCAGGCCGTCGTATACCGCCGCCGCGCCTGTGCCATGAACGGCGACTTCGACACGTACTCCCGCGTGATGTTCGGTCGTCGCGGTCGTCGAATCGCCATCTTACAAACCTTCCGCGACGCCGTCGGCGTCGAGTTGTTGATAGAACACAATCATCCGATCGGACAACGCCTTCTGGTCGCGCGGTGGGAGCCCGTGCCACACCGGGAGCGTGCGCGTCGGATCCAGCGCCAACGCGCCTAGGAGTGCGGCCAGAGCTTTCCGCGCTTCGGTGATGATGCGCGCCTCCGATCGGGCGTTGGACGCCTGGAGCATCCGGGTGTGCGCGGCGAGCGATTCCGCCACGAGCCGCGACACGTCTTCATCAATCGTCACGACAGCGCCACCGTGATCGCGAGGAACAGGGCGCCCATCCACGACATCGGGGCATCCCCCGTCGGGAACGTCGGCTGCACGAGCCGCAACACGCGCGGCGCCTGGACGGGGGCGGCAAAGGTGAGGGCAAGGGCATCACCATCGTCGGGCGAATGACCCCCGCGCCTCTTAATGTCGGCCTTGCTTTCGAGCCAGATGCGCTGTTTCGGGTCGTGGCGCACGCCGGGTTGCTGGAGGTCGTTGACGAGCCAGCGATCGGTCGGCAGCGCCGCCGTCAAGAGCCACTGTTTCAGCTTGTCCCACATGAAATCGCGGTAATAGCGTGTTTTCAGCGGATCCGGCGAATCCGCGCCGAAATTGATCTCTTGGACGTTGCGATGCCCCAATTCGCGCAGCCGCGCCGCGACCGGCCCGGCAATTCCGGCGGAATCGAGAAAGAGCATCGCGACACGCGAGCCATTGTAGGTGTTCGATAGGACATCCGAGAGCCGCGTGACCAAAATCGCCGGATCGCGGGTCAGCGAGCCGGGAATCCGGATCGGGGGCACGGTCCGGGCGTCCATGCCGCGCCGGAAGCGGATGACGTTGAAGTCACTGCCGCCCCAGGCGAGGTCGCAGCCTGCAATGAGTGGTTCGTCGGACAAGACGGCGATCGGGCGGCTTTTCGCGGCCTCGACGCGGTCGCTGTCGATGAACTGGAGGTCGCCCGCCTTGGGCGGGAGCCCCTCGACGCGGACGCGGAACACGTCGCTGTCTTCGCCGTAGTCCTCGGCAATCTCCTGCACCCAGCCCGCGTTGTGGCCTTCGACGGTCCGCACGTCGATGACCCAGGATTTGAAGCGGTGTCGGCGTTCACCAAACACGGCTTCGTAGAAAAAGCCTTGGCGTCGCGTGGGGTTCCCGAAGATTAGCTGCCACGCCTCCCCTTTCGCCAAGCCGCCTTCTTGCACTTCAAAAATCACTTCAGGGATGTTGGAGGCTTCATCCGCCACGTAAAAACTGGAGCTTCTTTCACTATGCTGCCCGGCGAACGCCTCGGAATTTTCTGGCGCGCACGTCTGCGGCGTACACCGCCACGATTCCCGTGATCCAACGCGGTAGAGAATCTGCGTGTTCGCGTCGAACCAGTGGGACGTGATCGACAGCTTGTTCCAAAACAGAATCGCCGCCCAGGTCTTGTCATCAAGCTGCGTGGACGTGTTCGCCGTGATCGTCCCTTTCGCATCCCGTCGCGTGGACATGAGAAAGTTGACGATCATCCCGGTCAGGGCACCTTTGCCCGCGCCATGTCCTGATGACACCGCTGCCCGAATCGGCTTCACGGCGTGCATCCCGTCAAAGCGGCGTTCGCGAATCTCCCCACCGAGCCACTCCAAGACCTCGCATTGCCACCGACGCGGCTCCTTGTAATTCGCGAGGACCGTATTCGGATCGCCCCACGGAAAGGCCACGCGGACGTAGCCGAGCGGATCCCCGTAGAACTGCGACACCAGGGCTTCCAGTTCCGCGTCGATGTCCGCGACGGTGCGTGTACTCATCAGAACGCCTGCGCTTTCACGCGCGCCCATCGCGCCTGTTGATCGGCGCGCTTGCACGCGCGACAGGTGCGTTTCCCGCGTGGGCTGATATACCGACCGGTGTCCGCGTAGACGTGCCCCTTCGGGCACTGTGTCTCGCGTGGCAACAAGCAGGCGGGCGCGCGTCCCTTGGCGAACATATCCGCTGAATTATCCGCTGCCGTCCCCAGGAATAGGTGAGCCGGATTCGTACAGGCGCGGACATCGCAGATATGACAACAGAACAGCCCCTCTGGAATCGGCCCGCGTGTCTCGATCCACATCGCGCGATGGGTGGTCGTCGGCGTGCGACCCGTGCCTCGGCTGATTTGCCCGTAGCCGGTGTGCGGGCACCGCGATCCGGTCCAGATCCAGCAACCGTCTTCGCCGTCCGGTTTCTCGACGCGCGCCAGGAGCCTCGTCAGCAGCGGCACACGCCGCCGCACGAAATCGTGCGCGTGGTAACACGCTTTTGAGCAGTAGTGGCCGCGCGCACTCGGGGGCCGGTGAAACGACGCGCCGCACGCGCGACACGTGCGTGGGGGTATGCTGGGATGAGCCATCGACGCGACCTCCATCGCGCCCCTGGTGAGGGGACTCGGTCGCGCGTCCAACGCCACTGAGTCTCCGTATTCTCTCACGTCCCGTCCGCTGGCCCTGCCGGGATCGCCGGTTCCACTTCCGGTTCCGCGTGTGCCTCGATCAGCGGCTGCACAGGCGTCGCATAGCCCAAGGCCGCGAATCGCCGCCGCGCCTCGTCCAGTCGCGATCCCGCGACGGTCACGTTGACGTTCGTCTCCTGGCGATCGAGCAGCATGCCATGCATACGCGCCCCCATCTCCACGTACTTCTCGCGTGGCGCGAGCCGAATCTTCAGGACGCGGTCCACTTGCCCGTCCCCCGCGACGGCATTTTTCATGACGACTTCGATACTCGTAATCGCCTGCGCCTCGGCTTCGCTGAGGGCGTGCAGCGGCTTGAGATCCCCCGCCTGCCACGTCCGCTTGACCTCGCCCTTCCGCCACGCAGGCGCCCAATTCCCCAACCCGTCTTCGCGCAGCGGGCCGTCGGTCCGGTAGACCTCTTCCCCGTCCTCCGCGTAGAACAACTGACGCGGATCGAACAGCGCCCCTCGCGCGATCTGCTCCTCCACCACCGCCCGCGACAACTGCCGCTGCGCCACCCGCCGCCGCGCCCAGGCGCGCGACACGAGCGCCTCGGCCTGCGCCGCCACGACCGTCGCCGTCCGATGCAACTGCGTCGCCTGCTGCTTCGCCGCCATCGCCCCCGACACCGTCGTCGCCCCCTCAGGCCCCGGATACCGTTTCGTCTGCATCGCGACGCGATGGTATCCCAGCCGCGCTACTCCTTTCCAGTCCCGGTGTCAAGGGGTAGGCTAACCGCTTAGGCTCGAGCCTTGACTCTTGCGGCGCCAATAGCGCCTGGGTTTAAACGCCATACCCTCAGCGCCGCCCCCTGAGGGGTAGGAGTCCCTTCTCCCATTTCCGATCCGAACCTTGGTTCGCGATCCCTTAGGTTTCCGCTTCTCGCCCCCTCACCCCTGGATCCGAGTCGAGCACCCCTACGCCCCTCACCCCCGTACCCGTACCCCGTACCCATCCCCTAATCCCCATCGCCCCCGTACCGCAGCCCCTCGCCCTGGTAACCCAGGCGCCACGGCTGGCCTCGGCTTCGGTGGACACCTACGGCTAACGATTACCTGTTGACAGCCTAAGCGCCAGGGTATCTACTAAGGGCTGGGGCCATTCCGGCCCGGAGGATACGCGAATGATTCAGTTTGTCCGAGAGAACAGCCGAGGGATCGAGACAACCCACACCCTACCCAGCCGTCGCGCGATCTGTGACCGCTGCGACGGCTACGGCACGCACCTCACCCCGTCGATCGGCCAGCACGCCTACAGTGCAGAGGAGTTTGCCGACGCCTTCGACGACGACGAGCGCGGCGAGTACTTCCGGCGCGGCGGGATCTATGACGTGGCCTGCGAGGCGTGCCGAGGCGCGAAGGTGGTCGATGAGGTGGACGACGACGAAGCCGCCAAGACCTCGCGCGGCCGTCGCACGCTGCTCCTCTGGTACGCCAAGCTCGATGCCGAGGCGTCCTGGCGCGCCGAAGAAGCGTCTCAGCGCCGCTACGGCTACTAACCCCGTCGCGGTCCCCATCGAGCCCGGTCGCCCCCTGGCGCCGGGCTCGTGTGCTGTACGGCCGATCCCAGGCGCTAACATCACCCAGATCCGTGAGACGCGACGGGGGAATTGTGGCCCGGAGTCGTGGCCCGAAACCGCCGAAACCTAGGCCACTCTTACAACAGGCTCAGAAATGAGCCGGTTACCTAATAATCTCAGACTTCATACCCCCACTTTAGTGGGGTGCGGCCCCTTGCGGCCCCCTGCGGCCCATTTTCGCCTGTTAGGCGAAAGGCGAAAGTCTGGCGAGGTGCGGCCCCTTGCGGCCCCACTGCGGCCCCTGGGGAGGGGCCGCAACGAATACCTCAATGTTTTCGCATCTTACATAAAGTATGAGGAAAACAGGTCCGATCGCGGTCGGACACAGTTATATCTATATCGGCCACAGCGGGCGGTGTGGAGGGGCCGCGACGGGGGGATCGGGCCGATGGCGCGCCAGGGGGTCTGGAGCGGCCAGGGATGTCCCCGTGGAGCCCCGAAGACGGCCTCTAGACGCCGTACAGCGCCCTGAATCCCCGCAGGCAAGGGGACAGGTCACCCCAGACCCCGCACCGCCGCAAATCGCGTCCAGCGTGCGTCATGGTCTTAATTCTCTCAGACTTCAGGGCGGACCCCCCTCCGGAGCGGCCTCCGGGGGGCTCTTACGAGCCACCCCCCCCGGGGCCGCACCTCGGGGCTGGGCCTTTCGCCGTGCGGCCCCGTGCGGCCCTTGAGCGGCCCTCACTCAAGGGCCGCAAGACGAAGAGAAGACGAAAGAGGCCCATCAGCGCACGACCCGCCCATCAGCCCGCACGGTCCCCGGCTCGCCGCGGTAGTCGAGGAACTGATCCGCGCACGCGCGGAACGTAGGTGCATCCCAGGCGCCAGATCCGACCGGCAGGGGCATCGAGGCATACAGGCCACCGACCCGCCGCGCGAGCGCCTTGGTGCGGACGCCTGAGCGGGACAGGACCCACACCGCCCGCCCGTCCACGGCCCAGAAGGCGGCGTGCAGCCGGTGCCGCCTCACGACCGCACCCCCAAGGACGCCAGCGCGCCCCGCAGCGCCTCGACGGCCTGCACATGGGTCCGACCGGCCTCCGCCTTCGCCGCGCCCACGATCCGCGCGGCCTGCGCCTCGGCCTGCGTGAGCAGGTCCACCGCGCGATCGTTCGCCGCCTGGATGGTCTCGCGCGCCTCCGCTTCCGCCTGCGACGGCCACAGCGTCGGCACAAAATCCGCCCGCACCTGTTGCGCCACTTCCGCCCGCACCCCCGCCAGCCACGGCCCGAGATACGACTCGGCCGTCAGTGCCGCAATCGCCCGATCCAGGATCCGCAATTCGTCCGCTTTGGTCATTAGCTATAGCCTCCACTCGGAACAGTAGCACCTAGCCGTTTAGGATGCAAGAACTATCTTTAGAAATCTTTTTGTCCTGTCCATCGCTTTTCGCTTGACAAGCCAAACCCAGACGGCAGAGTATTACAACCAGGAGGAAACAGCCAATGACCGAGACAGTCACAGCGGACACAGCGACAGCGGACGGGACGACCTTTGGTGACCTGCTTGCGCGGGCGTTGACGGATCCGGGGACGGTATCCCAGGCGTACAGCGCCTTTCACGGCTACAGCTTGGGGAATCAGTTACTGGCGATGGGGCAGTGCCTGAGCCGGGGGATCCCGGTGGGTCCGATTGCGAGCTTTCACGGATGGAAGGATCGCGGGCGGTCGGTGACCAAGGGCCAGAAGGCGATCCAGTTGTGTATGCCGGTCACGATCAAAATCAAAGACGCCGCGCCCGACGCCCCGCAGGCGTATACGCGGTTTGTGTTTCGGCATAACTGGTTTGTCCTGAGCCAGACGAACGGCGCCGACTACGTGCCCGCCGCGCTCCCCGGCTGGACCGAGGATCGCGCTCTGGCCGCGCTCGACGTGGCGCGCGAGCCCTTCGCGCTGATGGATGGCAATTGCCAGGGCTACGCACGGGCGCGGGTTGTGGCCGTGTCGCCGCTCGCGCAGCATCCCGAAAAAACGTTGTTCCACGAACTCGCGCACGTCGTCCTTGGGCACACCGCCGAAGGCACGATGCGCGACGACGAACGGACGCCGCACAGCCTGCGCGAGGTCGAGGCCGAATCCGTCGCCATGCTCTGCGGGGCCGCGCTGGGCCTGCCGGGAGTCGAGGAGTCGCGCGGCTACATGCAGCACTGGTATGGGACCGGCGAGACGATCCCCGAAGCCTCCGCGCGGAAGATCTTCAAAGCCGCCGACCAGATCCTCAAGGCCGGTCGGCCGGTCGAGCCGAAGGGAGACAACTAGCCATGACCATCACCAAACCCAGGCGCCGCGTCGAAACGGTCGAGTACTCCCGGCAGTACCTCCACGCCGGATCCCTATCGTGGGGGTTCTCGTTCGCGTGTGACGCGGCCGGGACTGTGGACGTGGCCGCGCTCCAGCCTGCCGCTCTGGAGAACTACCGCGCCTGCGTGGCAGGCACCAACAGCACGACCGACGCAGGCGTGCGGACCTATCGCCACGCCTACACGCACCCGGCCGAGGGCCGGTGCGCCTGCCGACGCATTGTGGTCCTCGACGGCGACACGCGCGGCGAAGGCATCGCGTGTGACTGCGGGCGCCTCTACAACGCCGGGGGCCAGGAACTGGCGCCCCGGTCGCAGTGGGACGAACGCGGCGACTACTGAACGCAGACCAGGGCGGCTGGAGACACCTTCAGCCGTCCGCGCCTGCACTCAGGCAGGAACCACCCGAGGAGCCGACAATGACCGACCGACGCACCCTCACCGCCACCGACATCCGCGCGATGCGCGCCGCCGACTCGTTCGCCCTGTGGATTGATGGCGACATCGCCCAGCTACGCCTGGGCAAACGCGCGAAGCGTGCGCCGTCCGATCCGTTTCGCAGCTTTGCGACCGACGAGGGGAAGTACGACATCCTCTGCGACCTGAACAGCATCACCACCGGGAGCACTTGTGGCCTCTACACGCCGCCGACGTTGCGCGCCCTCGCGTTGATCGTGCGCCCCGGCGATTGCCTGCGGTGGGCCTTCCGCACCAACAACAACGGCTATGCCGACGCCGCCATCATCCCGGCCGGGACGCTCGATCACGACCTGCGCGGGTATGACCGGCTGTTCTGCGATGAGTTGGTGGTGACCGTGATCCGCCGCGCGAAGACGGGCCGGGAGACGTGCATCCTGTCGGAGTTTGTCATGGCGCACAGCCTGACGCCCGACAACAGCGCCCGCATGCGACGGCCCGTTAGCAAGATCCCGATCTCCGCGTAGAACATCTACGGCTAACAGATCACCCTTGCAACGAGTAACCTGAACGCATAGGATAAGGATATGGAAACGAAACTGACACCCCCACACAGGATCGCGATGCCCATTGATACCTGCCCGCGTTGTTGGGGCCGAGGCTACCAACCCGAACAGCGGAAGCCGAGTACGCGCAACCCGCACGCGCTCGGGTTCTACGCCCGCACCTGTCCGCGTTGTCAGGGGAGCGGCAGCGTCCCCGCGAAACCGACACAGACGAAGTAACCGACTCACACAAGGAGCTAGACGCCAATGGCCGAACCGAACCAGATCAACCTTGCCGATATGACCGAGCTCTACGCGATCCCCGGCGAAAACCACATCATCGACAGCATCAGACCAGACGGCTTGACGTGGGTCAACGGCCATACGCAGGCCGAAGTTCTAGCCGAACATCCCGACGCCCAGCGGTATACGTGGGACGACTGGACCGCCGCACAGGCCGCGCGCCAACAGACGCCGATCGAATGGCTTCCCGCGACCGCTGAGCAGTACGGCGAGATGCTCGATGTGCTGCCGCCGCTCGCGTTCAACGGCTGGAGCTTTCTTGTCGGTGAACCGTGCGACGGCTGCATGGCCACGGGACGCCCGCGCTACGAAGGATACCGGCGCATCGAGCCGAACGGCTCGCGGTCTGCCGGGTATCAGGTCACGTCGCGCCCGGTGACCGTGGCCGAGTTCCGGATCGCGCGGGAGGCCAAGTGATGCGCTACACCGCCGAGTTCTACGGACGCCGCAAGGGGGCCATCGGGGAGCGGTATCTGATCTGGACGACGGTCGAAGGTGACACGCCCGACGCCGCGCGACTCGCGCTCTATGCCGACTACGAACACATCAGCGGCCTGCGCCTTGTGCCCTCGCCCGCCATACCGGACGGTGAGCGGTGATGTGTGGGTTCCTGATCGTGATGATCACGCTGATCCTCGCCCTCTCCTTCGGCCCGTGGGCCGTCCTGGGCTGGCTGGGGATCGGCTTCGTGATGTTGCTGATCTTGGGGAGTTTCGAGTAATGACGACGACCACGAGCCGGTGCCGCCGCTGCGGCATGTGGATCAGCGGCACGCCCGAGGCCGGGAACACGGGCGGCTATTGCCGCAACGTCGCCGCCTGCGGGCGCCGCCTGCGCCGCCGGTCCTCGCAGAGCTTTGTCCGCGCCTGCGTCTCGATGGACATCAAGGGGCGGTGCTTCCTGGGCGACGTGACCGGGGAGGTCACCACGCCGCACGGCGCGCGGTTCCTGCTGGTGCGGCATTTCAACGGCGAGCCGTGGCCCGTGGCGCCGCGCCTGGAGGCCGTGGAGGTCTTGGAGCGATGAGGGCGCGGGTATTGGCTGGGAAGACGATTAAGCGGGTCATTCAGAAACGGTGGTCACGCGGTGATGGATCGCGCGACGACGTGGTGGTGTACCCGGTCGAGTGGGTACTCGACGCCATCGAGTTTACGGATGGGACCGTACTCCGTTTCCTTGTTCGTGAAGGCGATGTTGAGCACGCCATCGAGTTGATCTATCCGGCGCGCGAGGTCTGATGACAAAAGGAGAACCGACGCAATGACCAAACCTGAGAAGAACATTCACGCCGTCGCCTTGGGACGCCTGGGCGGCGCGACCAAGAGCCCGAAACGCGCCGCCGCGAGCCGTCGCAACGGACGCCTGGGGGGACGGCCGCGCCTCGACGGCCAGATCCCGCAGCCGCGCGAGGCGAATCCTGCGCCGATCGTGCGCCAGCCGAAACCGACGCCGCAGCCGAAGCGCCGGGGCCGGGGCCGCGCGCCGAGTTGGGAGTTCTAGAAGTGCTTCTCGCCATTGATCCAGGGACCACTCACAGCGCGCTTGTGCTGTATGACCCGGCTGTTGGGCTCTGTTCGCACCATCGCGCCGGGAATGATTGGATCCTGGCCTATCTGCACTGCTACGACGCCGCGCCGACCGACGTACTCGTCATCGAGCGCGTGGCCTCGTATGGCATGCCCGTAGGCGAAGAAATCTTTGAAACCGTGCGGTACGCGGGACGGTTTGAGCAGGAATGGACCCGCCGAGGCTTCCCCTGCCATCGCATCACGCGCGCGACCGTGAAGTTGGCCCTATGTGGGCAACCCCGTGCGAACGACGCCAGTATCAGACAGTCCCTCATCGACCGCTTCGGTGGTTCGTCAGCCATCAAGAAAGGCGGTCCGCTCTACAAGGTGTCGGGTGATGCGTGGAGCGCCTTGGCGTGCGCGTGCGTCTGGAGTGATCGCAATAGCACGTAGCGGCGCTCCGTAGAACACCGTGGACGATCTGCGGGAATTACGGATCGCGTAGCGTGAGCAAGCGGGAATACCCCAACATTTTGCGTCGTACTAGACCGCGTTGATCTGTCGTATCGTTCCTGACTGCTGGGCGCTTCGGCCGAAGTCGCCTCGCGCGCAACCTGCGTCCTAGTCGTGGGTTGGCCCAGCAGTTTTCCCCTACTTAGGAGGGGCCACGCGTGACCCGTACAGCCCGACACCTGATTGAGTTTGCGCTCTGGCGCCTCCCTGAGCGTCACGCGCTGAGGCTCGCTCGTTTCGTCCTGACCGTGTGGCCGGGGTACCGCCAATGACCGTGACGTTTGACGACGTACTAGCACGCTTCGGACAGGGCACATGGCACGGCCACAACTTCAGAACGCTCTGTCCCGTCCACGGTGATACCGATCCCAGTCTCGACATCGCGGAAGGCGACAGCGGCACGCCGCTGTTCCAGTGCCGCTCGCACCACTGCCAGACCGGCGACATCCTCTCAGCGGTCGGCCTGACGTGGGGCGACGTGCTCCCGCAGTCCACGAACGGCCACAAGCCAGAAACCTGGGACCATATTTATGAGTACCGCGATCGAGACGGCACGCTGCGGTACCGGGTGTATCGCCGCGATGCGACCGCGACTCAGGGGAAGGTGATTCGCCAGCGCGCCGCCGATGGGACGTGGAGCCTGAAAGGCATCGCGCCCCTCCCCTACCGCCTCCCCGAGTTGGCCGCGATCGGCGGGCCGAGTGTGCTGGTGGTCGAAGGCGAAAAGACCGTAGACGCGCTGATGAAGGCGGGCTTTACCGCGACCACGAACAGTGGCGGGGCCGGGAAGTGGCGCGACAGTGATACCCAAGCTCTGAAGGACGCGGGCTTTACCTCGTTCGTGATCCTGCCCGACCACGACGCGCCGGGGACCGCGCACGCGGTGACGGTTGAGGTCAGCGCCGCCAAGCACAGCATCGTGACACGTCGGGTCATTCTGCCCGGCCTGCCGGATGCCGGGGACGCCGCCGACTGGCTGAAGACCCACACCCCCGAAGACCTAGAAGCCGCGCTCAAGCCGCCGCCACCCGCGCTCCTCCTCAACCTCGATGATGCCAATGTCGTCGCCGCCGAAGGTCAGAAAATCGAGCAGGACGGCATCGACTATGTCGTGGACGGGATCGTGCCTGATTACGGCATGCTGGGGTTCCTCGTCGCCAGCGCGAAGGTCGGCAAGAGCAGCCTGGGGCTGTTCCTGGCGGAATGCGTGGCGACTGGCGGGGAGTTCCTGGGCCGCGAGGTCACGCGGGCGCGCAAGGTACTCGTGATTGCCGCTGAGGATCCCCCGGAGTATGTGGCCTACCTCGCGCGGCATCTCGACGTGCCGCCCGGTCAAATCACATTCAGCCGCGCCCCGATCCAGTTGAACGCCGAAGGGTTGGCCTTGATCGTGGCGACGGTCAAGCATGGCGGCTATGGGTTGGTGATCATTGCCTCGTGGCAGGCCGTGATCAGTACGC